CTGTTGCGCCGTGCCCTGCTGCTGCAATGCCTGCGCCCGCTGCAACCCAAGGCCCTGTTCAGTAGCCCCAAGTTGCCCCAAGGCAGAACCGGCCTGCATACCAAGACCAGCACCCGACAAGCCAAACTGCGCCCCAGCAAGACGCTGTTGTTCGGTCAAGCCCTGCGCCTGGATAGATGCAGCCCGATCACGTTCAAACTGCCCTTGAGCCTGCTCAAAAGCCTTCTGCCGCCCCATACCTTCAATATCAGAAAGCTGACGCCCAAGACCCCGTTGTGCTACACCCTCTTGAATACCCTGACGGTATCCACCAAAAGCACCAGCTTTAATTGCCTCAGTTTCCCGCGAAGGCCGACCCTCTTGATAATCTTGAACAGCCGACGCCTTCTGCCGGTCAATCACCTGCTGCATGTAGGGCGACATATATTGTTCGGCCTGCTGCGACCCAAAGGACGATTGCTGAATGGGATTAGCCTGATAGCCAGAAGCCCCCAATCCCTGCAAGCCAGCCGCCCCCACCAAAGCAGAACCGGCTTGGACATTCTCAGCGCCCTGGACATTACGGGTTTGCTGAAAACCAGCTTGTGTATCAGGAGTAAAGCCAGCAATCCGCTGACCACCGTATGAAACATAAGGCTGGTTCGATTCCGCTTCTGCCCGGCCCATCATCCGTTCAAAATATGGGCGAGCATACTCTGGAAGATTGGAAGTATTGGTTGTGCTTTGCGTAGGTTGACCGCCGCCGCCGCTACCACCCATATCAAATATCCTTCTCAAACATCGTCAAGCCACGCTTTACACCATAAGGCTCTAGCAGCTTGATCCAGCCTTCCCGGCCATGACCCTCAATAGCTTCGCAATCCTGATCCTTGGCAAACCTAGTAATAACATCAATCATCTGATTACGCCAAGAACGAATATCATCACCGCCAGTAAAAAGGGAAGTCAAAACCCTTTTAGACGGGTAGTTTGTAACGGTGGTTACTTCACACCCATGAATTTGCCTATCATCATCAAAGGCTATCCACATCTGATACCTACCCATTTGAGCGAATGAGTAAATATCATAAAGCATAAACCGGCCATTAGTTACTTCAACGGCAGGTTTTAGGATGAGTTTTACTGTATCCCAAACATTATCAATGTATTCAACGGGAACAATACTTACATTCATTGTGAAATATACCTGTTATTCTTCCTCATATTTTCTATGGCTGGAAGATATTGTAAATTATAGTGAACATGGAGGCCAGAAACATTCTTGGCCCTCAGTGGTATAATATGGTCAACGTGATATCCTTTTGGGCAATTCTTATAGATTTCGATTATTTTTGATTGGTCGGCCCACTTTGGGGTTCTCTTCCATTTGTCTATGAGATATTTGGCGCTTAAAGCATTTCTGTGGCCGGGGTTCTTCTTCCGCCATTGACGCGACCTGAGTTTTGCATCTTCCCGATGGGCAGCTATTTTTTCCTCTGTCCAGGCGGCTCTATATAAAACCATTTTTTCTGCTGCCTTTTTTTTGTTTTCCGGCCTAGATAGCCTAGGTTTTATTTTACTTTCATATCTTTTTTTATAGTGAAATCTGTCTAACTCCCTTCTGCATTCAATACATTGCCCACTATCAGTCATGCGCTCGGCCACATGCCCACGCTTGCACGGCTCGCCAGTGCAATAGCGACTTTCACCAGCAAGTTTGGCTTTATGTCTAGCGCCCCTGTTCATCAATAAGGGTTCCTTCTTTAAGCCTCTGCGGCAATCCTTTTGATTTATACTTCTGTTTGTAAATTGAGTCCATCATTTCATGAAGGCGCCTAGCCCCCTGATCGGTGGAGCCATCCCCAATAGCAGACACAATCGGCGCGGGCAGGACAAATTCGCCGTCTGCAAGCCTTACCTTCTGGCGCCCCTCGATAGTGCCAGGGACTAGATCATCTAGCCCGCCACCAGCGCCCTTAATCCGCCCGCCTGTGATCCGGTCCTTCAAGGCCATAAAGGCATCATCACCCATCACATTCCGAAACCGATCAATGGCTTCCTGTGGCTTGGGATGCTCACCCAACAATGCAGCCTTAGCTTCATTCATCAGATTGGCGGTTGTCTCTTGGTTTCCCTCTCGAAGATCGGCTAGACCGCCCTTGGCAAAATACCGATACTCGGGGGAGTAACCCGGCTGATAGTCAGCAGAAGGAGCATTCCAGCGCCGAGGGTTTGACGGGAATTGCTCGGGGTATTTGCTAGGATCATAAGGGGTTTCGCCCGGCATCTTGGGTTGGCCCATCGCGTCTGTGGCAGACATATATGATCCACCAGCAAAAATACCGGCTTTAATTGGATTGGCCGCGATATTAGAACCTAATTTATCCAAGGCTACGCCAGGATTATTCCCCACCGCAGACAGCTTATCGCCAAAACTCATAGGGGCTTGTGCAGCCTCAAGGCCGGGGGCAAGCGGAGTGCTGGGAATACCAGAGCCAGCAACAGCAGGGATTGTGGTTGCTGGACCAGCGGCAGAAGAAGCGCCTGATGCAGCAATCTCACCTAACGGTTGAACGGTAACAGCCCCGCCAGCGGTAGGGGCTGCTTGTGCGGCAGCCTGCCCAGCAGCACCAGCGGCTTCAGCCCCACCAGCAGCAGCCGCCTCCCCAACACCTGACAACAACTGACCACCCGCATAAGTCGTGACGCCAGAAATCAAACCCTTGGTAAGTGCTGTCTCAGTGCTTTCACCTTGCGCCGCGCTAACACCGCCACTAACCGCGCCAGCAGCCAAGGCCCCAACCAGAGGATTACCACCGGACAATACAGTGCCGCCAATCCCGGCCACTACAGGCAGCAAGGACGCAAAGTTAAAGGCTTCCGGTAATCCCGTAGTTGGATTGGTTGTGAACTTCCGGCCCGTCAGTTGTTCAATGCCAGCAAGTTCCTTGTCGCTCACATGGACAAGATTATTGTCACCATTCCGGCCATATCTCGCTAGACCATTGGCTACATTCTTCATGACATTACCCCTAAATTGACGTAACCGTTGCTATAACAGATGGAATAGCAGGACAAAAAGCAGTCGCGGCTTCAGCTATGAGTTGCACAGCAGTATCTTCCACGGCCCACATAATCTCCAAGTAATCCCCACCAAGCAAAGGAACAACAAAGTTCCAAGCAGGGATTAACTCAGACTTTGACCCCTGAATAGAAACTTTACCGGTTGAATTACTTATATCTGTACCGTTTTTTCTCAACCATATCCAGATATAATGATTAGAACCACTACTCTGATCTATCTGAGCCGAAAACTGTATGTTGTATATCCCACGATTCTTAACCGTAATGCGACTATTATTAGTTACACCTACCTGATTGGCGGATACAGTTGAATTAAGTTTCATGGCATAGGCAGTATTTGCCGCCGCCGCAGTCTGTGTCGTGGTATCGTAGAACGAACCATAGTAACCAGAAGCCTCGGCAAAGTTGGGAGAACCCTCAAACGACCTATCTAGGTTCTGATCTATGGCCCGGTGGAATTGCATCGCCCATTGGGGATCATAAACCTCCGGTGGGGTGGGTAGTCTCGCCCGGCCAATCATCGGCGCCCGTCCGTTCTAACATCCACCCTAGGAACCCCTAGGCGCCAAGCAACACCTACCGCCGTGCTTTCCACCCGCAAACTCATCATCCGGCCACGCAACCGAAAATAAGTCTGGTCCGTGAATTGCTCAATCGGCAAGGTGGCAGTCCTGACCGCGTTATTGTTAGAAGTCTGTTTGAAATTCCCACCAGAATAGTCTTGGGTTTTTAATATGAAATTAACAGAAGGATTGGCATTAGCACTATCCCTGAAGGTAATGTCAGGTATCATGCGCCATGCAAAACCGAATTGCTCACCTTCACCAATCTCAAACGGGGCGCTTTCAATATAGGCAGTGATAGGGGCAAGCGGGTTCACAGACCCATCATCCTGCCCTAGTTCATGGAAGTAGATGTATCCGTCCGTCGAAGCGGAACGGGGATAATCCTCAATCCCCCGGTCAATCCAAGCCGTCCTGACAATGGACCCAACAAACCACACATTCTCATTGTAGTTATACACCACATAACGGTCATTCTCAGATGAATTGGCAGAAGGGTAGAACCACCAAACTTCATTGAACGCCATATTACTACCGGCTGTAATCTTCTCAGCCTGATCGTAGTTTATGTCATTGAAAACATAGTCTTTAACGGAACAAGGCAAACCAGCAATGCGACCATTATAGGCATAGAACCCATTGGTCCCCATCCAAAATACCATGTCATTAGCCGCCGCCACCCCGCTAGGGGATAGAAGGGAAGTCAAACCAATCTGAGCAATGGAGTATTCAAAGGGCGCCCCGATGTATCTCATGGAATGAACAGCAGCATCCGTCCAAACAAGGATTTCTTGGCGCGTTTCCAGGGCAGTCATAAACTCAGACCCGGTAGGAATCCTAATCCCACCCGCCGAGTTTAATTCAGTCGGGGTCCAATCAACCGGATTCTCAGTGTCAGACCACCTAACCAACAACCTATCTTGAAAGCCGGAAACAATATCAGAACAACCAAAGGCCAATACCTTCCGGTCCTGATCCGTCACCATAATCTGCCGGGCAACCCCAGGAACAGCGGAGGCCCCAGCAAGGCTAGATAGCAAAACCGCCCTCACACCTAAACCAGAAGCATTAGACCAATAGTAGATTGGTCCATCATTAGGATTGATAACCAAATCCTGACCAAAGTTATCAGACGACCAGACCCTAAGTTTTTGTCCTGATGTAAGTCCAGCAGCAGGAGAACCCCACCCCGTCCCTGAATAGGCCGTCATAGCCGTTGAAGATACGGTTTGAGACACACCTACCGTGTAGGTTCCAACCCCACCAGAACCCGTCCCCAGGGCCGTGATGTAGGTCGCATTTGAACCAGGGGGCGATGCAGATACACCAGTCCCTACAATCAACTGCCCAACCGCCAATGTGCCGGAAGTCACCGCCGATACAGTCAGTGTGGTGCCGCTAATTGATCCGGTAAAAGATACGCTTCCAGTAATACCGCCCCAAGTGCCAGCACCCCAACCGTTGCCATACAAGGTAGAATCAAGGCCGCTTTGGATTTGAAAGGCAGCGGTTACAGAACCACCACCCGTAGCACCAGATGAAGCATTTGAAGCGGCGGTAATAGTGAAAACACTAGAATTAACAATGGTTACAATTTGATATTCGCCGTTTAGTGTCAGCCCACCAACAGCACTAGCACCGGAAAAGGACACGAAATCATTTGCCGCCGCCCCGTGGTTGGTTACGTTCACAGTGACAGTAGGAGAGCCATTAACAGTAGTGAAAGGATTGGATTGAACTATCGTTGCTCTTATCGGCGTAATGTCATTAAGCGTCCCGCCACGCTCAATGTAGAATTTCAAATGCGTTCCAACACCAAGAAAGTAATTATTCTGCAAGTCAGTAAAAGGGGTTAGGCTTCGGCAAATACCAAGAAACGGCAATGATGTGGCCTTCTGCCAGCCGCCAATCTTTTCAGCGGCGCCCGACCTAAACCTTACCTTATCAGCATCCGTCCATGAACCGGAAGAAGAATAACGTGATCCGTCATGCTGTATTCCTGGGGAGAATGTGAGTTTCTTTAATGGCATGTTAGGTCTTGATGATGAAGTTGGATGCCAAGTAGGGAGGAGTTACTGTGTGGGTATGCGCCCCATCTGAACTGATGGTGTGGTCGTGGCCCGTGTCGCCGCCTGTGTTGTTGATGGTGATGCCCGTACCCTGTGTGTTTGTTGTGCCATCATTGTCAACGCTATAAAGGCTTGAGGCAGTTCCTCTATCGGGGTCGGCTCCGGTGCGAAGTGGAACATTGCCGTGAGCATGGCCTGGGTCATTTATGCTGTGACCGTGGCTCGGCATTTGGGCGGTAGTTAGTATCGTGGAGCCAGTCGCGCCGCCGTGGGTGTGTGCTCCAGCAGATGAAGTGGTTGCGCCCCCGCCAGTTGAGGCGAGGGGGTATGTCGCGCCAGCGCCGACGCCGAACTTACCGCGCCGGTCAGGTAGGTTGAAGGTGGTTGAACCATCCCCTGCCCCGTAGGCCGTACTCAGAATCGCAAACAGGGCAGCATAAACAGTTCGGCTAATAGCAGCGCCGTCACAAAGCAACCACCCTGTAGGGGCAGCAGAACCGGCGTATTCAAGCATAGCGCCGGTTGGCATAACTATACCACCACCTTGGGTTAGAGAGCCACCAACAGCCACATCTCCACTAGCAGTGACATTACCCGCAACACTAAGCGCGCCAGTAACAGACGCATTCCCATTAGTCGCATTAACCGGCACGGAAGCTAAAACCACATCAGTTGCATCACAATAAACTTGCTGCGTGAACCCGTTAGCAACCGTCACGCCAGAACCAGCGGCAGTCTTGACAACCACAGAAAACCCACCAGTGGTAGAATTGCGAATAGTATAAACCTTATCCACAGAAGGCACGATCACATTGCAGTTAGCCGATAGCGTCCCGGTCAGGTTAATCACCGCATTACGGGCCTGATCCGCCACACCACTACCAGTAGTCAGGGTATAGCTAGTACCTGAAATGGCTACATTTTCCACCCCAGCGATAGCCTGTTCTAACAACGTGCCAAGGTTGTAATTGGTGGTGTTATTCCAATTAGCGGCCTGCTCACCAGCCCCAATCAATTCCAATCGCAAAGACGTTGAATAAATTGAAGGCATGTCAGTACACCCTTATAATCGCCGTTTGATCGGTAGCAGTAGGAAACCGAATTTCAAACGTATTGTTGAGAGCCGTCCTAGTAATCCCAAAATCCAACACAACGCAGGCTGGATTGGTATAGGTATGAACAGGGGTTGAATTGTAGATCAATGCGCCACGAGCAGCTATTGTAGCGCCCGTCCAAGACACATTAGAGAACGTCACAATCCCACTAGCACCAAACTCCACCGGACTAGATTGGGTCAAAGTCAAACCGCCAGCGGTATAACCAATCCCCACAACCTCCCCCGCCGTGGTATAGGCCGTGGTGTTTGAGTTAAGGTTAGCGGCCTCAGTGTATAGGGCTATCTTAAAGACATTCTCCCCCACACGGAAGTCATGCGCTCCTTCCAAAAGCTGCTTTTTGAATGACGTGCAATATGCTGAGTTTATCATATCATGTCACCTGAAGGCGCGGAGCATCAACACGGAAGTTGTCTTTCTTATTAAGACCTTCGCCAAGATTCTTCAACCTAGCCAATACTTCATTATAGCGCGTGGTATAAAGAGCAATCAAGTCAGCATCGCCCTTCATGTAAGTATAGGCTTCGATCAAAGCACCATAGAACAATACACTCTCAGCATTTTCACCAAGCCAGCTAGTATTGGTAGTGACAATGCTTTCAGGCTCATAGAAATAATACATTTCAATACTATAAGCAGACCCAGGAGTAGGGGCAAATGCCAGCTTATCCTCGTCAATTACAGCATAAACCCTTGGAATCCCACGATAACTAACAACCGGGAAAGCCTCATTTAGATAGCCAGCTTCCTTTTCCAGAAGGTAATTATAGGACCCACCCGTGATAACCGCCACAGCATAAGCAGAAAGGAAATCACTTGGAACGGTAAAATACTTGTCATTCGCAGTTAGCGTGAAAGTTTGAACCTTCCTTAGCGCCGGTATTTGGACGGCCTTGTAAATCCTGTCCTCGGCCAAGTTCACAAAGTCAGGAATAGCGGCAACAAACTCAGTAGAATAATTCTGAGTATAGTCTTGCAACATCTGTGAGAGGGCTGCGTAATTCATTGCCGCTTACCTATTACTGATCGCCTTGGAACATAGTTCCTTTAATGGCAGCGCCCG